CGGCAGTTAGGCACGCGTTCCTTACATAGGCTCTGAGCGGATCAACCAGGTCCACTCACACAGGCGTTTCCAACGCCTGTACGCATCCTCATCCAGTAAAGGATGAGGTCCAGTAAGGCTGCCCCAATTTGGGGTTACCTTACTCCTGACTTCGTAGGAGATTCTGTCTTCGCGAAGCGAGAACTTGGAATTCCTAAGGTGCCCCGCAAGAAAGGCCTTATAAAGGGCCCACTTGTTGACATATCCATCATGCTGATGGATTGTTTGCAAGTACTTCTTCGCCTGACCTTTCCTCAGCTGTTTCCCAGTCAAAAACCGGGGCCTAGCTTCGAAGAAGGTGTAGCGCCAACTGTGGTTTCGATCATAATTTCTTGGTAAGAAACCATGAGGATCCAAGACATACAAACCAGCCGAAACTGATTCATCTGGTGGAACAGCTGGAACGAAGCCGTTCAACGCACGTGTGAGGTACTGTATGGTCCGCCGAAGGCGGATACCATGTTGCGCCGACCACATGTTCAAACGGTTAATTGCGGATATAACATCCTGCTTAGTACGTAGGCTACGAATGTAGACCCCGCGTATATTAGTCCCGGCAAACCAGTCGGAACCGCAGGACTCCCTAAAGGAACCATCTGCAAAGGACTTTTCCTTATTCACTACATAGCCCAATGCTTCAAGAGTTTTACAAAGCAGAGGGTATGTGTGATTCACAACGACAATGTCGTCGCCGAACACCCCAAAATTCCCGTCTGTAACGAGGGAGGGGCGCTCAATCTTAATATCCAGCGTCTTGTAAACGCCGAATATGACAGATGCAAGGATAATCGTCTGCAAGGGAAACGTAAATCCATTCCCCATGGTTGATACCATATGTAGTGTGTCCTCGTAACTAAAGAGGTCACATGTCACTTTTGGCGTCCTGTAACGCTCCAGTTTATCAACGAAAGGTTTCGGGCACTGAGCCCTGACCATCGTTAACGATTGGTAGTCACTACAGGCCTTCAAGTCGACGGTGGCATAACTGCCATCAATCGATCCTTGTCGAGCCAAACGTGCATTGCGCTCGGACTGGCAAGAAAGATCAACACCAGTCCTTCTTCGCAACACATCCTCAATCAAAGATCCTATACCAAGTTGGTAGTAGGTATTGAGGGATGGTTCCACTAATATGGTACGTTCCTTATAATAGGACTTCGGGACGAAGTCAAGACGACCAGAGTCAACAATCGCTGCTCCAAACCTATTAAAGCGGGCCTTCTCGGCCATCGCGCAGGTTTCATTCTTGGAGCAGTCGTACCAATATTGCTCTATGAGCGATTCATCGGATGCAGTAATCCGTGAGGCGCCAACCTTATAATACAGGTTGGTACCCTTGGATTTGATCCCACTCGAAGCTCCGGGGCCAAACATGGCCTCTGAAGCAATAGCCATATCAGTGAAGATAGCCTCAAAGGATGGCGTAAGCCAGTCTCTAAGGTACCTTTTCGATTCGGCCAATGCAAAGCCTAAAGCGGGATCATCTATTTCGGGAAAAACATAGTCCCTGCAGTGTTCATTCGCAGAGACAAAAGCCCGAAACGTCTCGGACCTAGCGTTCTCATCAGTTTGATCCTCGTATTTCTTGAGGAGAGATCCAATGAGAGCTACTCGAGCGTGCTCCCTCGGAGAGGAAGACAGCTCAGAGTCACAAGGCTTTCCGTCTGGATATGGGTCAAAAGGATTGCCCGTATTACCAAAACACCCGATATCGGTACAAAGATTGTCAAAAAGAGCACGAGGATGAAGGTCCACCGTATCACCTTTAATTGTCGTGAGGTTATAAAACGTTGGTTAGAGCTGTGCTCGCTATACCGTCTGCTTCTGCCCATAGAATACCTCCTGCGCAGGAAATCATTGCTGAGAGCGAATTAGTATCCGCTGTATCAGCACCTGCCGGGACATGTATCTCTGTGCGGACGACAGCATTGACGGGTGCTTGCCCAGATAGGGGTACGACCCCCTTAACCACGATCAGCTTAAAAACATTCCGAGGCACAGACTGCAATTGCCCTGTAACAGGGTTTACAATGCTGAGAACCTTCGGATTCGCTGGTCTAAACATACTCGCGACGAACGGCTGACTCAAGGAATGAGAACTTACATTGGCCTGAGTGCCACCCAACGCCGTCACGGCGAATTGCTTACCGTGTGGGCTAGGGGCTAAATCAGCTGTCAAGGTGTACGTAGGGCTAGTTAGCCCTGATACGGCGGCCCCCACAACAGGGGTTGTCGGATTGAACATGAAGTTCATACTCTTCGGTTAAGTTAAATGACCCGGAGCTTATTGAGCCCAAGGAGTATTGTGTTCACCCATTGACGCGAACTAAGCGTCGACGTGGTAAACGCGAGGTTATTAGACAGGCCAAAGACTGGTACTGTCCTCCGGTACGAGAATTCTGAGTACCGGGCCTCCGAAAAGCCACCAACGGTGCCTAACCATCGGTAACTCCCAGTGGGAGGATTCCCGTAGAAGGTGCCCGGCGCCACAAGGGCGACACGGTCTTCTGACGTCCCCTGGAAAACCCAGGCTAAGTCTGACGTTTGCGTGAACCAGCCGTTAACTACGCTACCAACATTGGTAAAATAGTCGACCAAGAAAGAATAGGGTATACACTCCCACACTGTGGGAATGAATTCATCCATTCTGAACGCGCATAAGTCGAGGGCTCTCGATGCTGAAGGACCAGTAGTCAATTGATCCTTTAGAGCACCGCCGACCACACAGGTCACCTCAAAGACCCTTTTCCGTGTCCAACTAAGTTGGATCCAGGTACCGGCGTAAGCCATACCTGTGGAAAGGGCTGGCGGACCAGACATTTCATGCCTGGCCCGGACCGGGTGTACCTGAGCTCTACCGATAAGCCTATTGTAGGTCTCCAATCCGGACTTTACATCCGAGAGCAGAGGTTGCCAACCGTAGGTATATTCTAGGTAGGAGTCGGAGAGTATAGTAGGATTTCTGTGAATCTGCCGGCGTCTTCGCCGGTTAGTTGACACATAGTCCCGTATACCTTTATAGAGAGAATCCATAGGATTCTTGATCATCCTCATTGTTTCCCTAAGCTCTTTCAAAAACACGGGCCCTTTGAATGGGGACCGCATGTCTCTGATCTTGCCGAGGAAATCGGAGCGAGCAGCGACTTCACATTGTTCCACGATCGCAGGATCGCGTGACGGAACACCACTTAAGTACGGGGCCAGGATAGACCCCTGTGCATAGCAAACGTTTTTACGCCATGAATACGGCGTAGGAGGCCCATAAACAGACCAAGTGGCAACAGCATAACCGTTGCCTGGACTATACACTCTCTTTTGGAGAACGTATGGTGTGGTAGCATTAGTCTTGGCGGCAATTTGTTTCTGCCACACAGGATTGCTAACACCCTGTTTATTCGAGAATGCGGTAAATGTTCCGCCAATCGTGTTGATATACTCACCTAGTGGGTGTACCAAACGATAAGTTCGCGAATAAGGGATCTTCTCGTAAACGTAAGCCATGTACGAACCTCATATGGATGTGAATGGGGGGAGAACTCTGGAGAGAGTTGC